ATGTATCAGAGGCACCATTGTTAGCTTCTGTGAGTAAAGTTTTAGTTTTTCTTTTTTGTAATTTTCTTATAAGTAAATTTTTCTCTTGGTCAGCTAATGTTGTTCTAGCTCTTTTTGCCGGTACCGAAGCTACATTATTTGTTAACCCAATAATAGCAGCAACATTAGCAGTCGTATCAGGAGTTGTTGGGTCTCCTAAAACAGCATATTTTACAGTAGTATCTGTTACATATGTAATTTTAAATTTACCGTTATACTTAACATCATTGTGGTCTTTTACAACAACAGTTCTTGAAGTACCTGTACCTGCAAGAATAATACCTGTTCCTGTTCCGTCTGAATTTCCAGCACTAAAAGTATTAAGACTACTCACACTACTTGTAAAGGTTGCTTGTTCAATACTGTCTATTGTTGACCTTTCGGTAGCTGCAGTTGATAAAACAGAAAACCCATCTACAACATAAAATGTTGCTAATGTATCTGAGGTAATTTTTTCAATTACAATTTTTTCTGTTGCACCATTTGTACCTGAACTAATTTCTAATACATCACCAACTCTTAATTCAGTTGTAAAGAGTGTTCCAAAACCAGTTAATGTATCTGAATTTCTATTTGCAGTAATTGTTCCAGTAATTGTAAACTTTGAATCTTGAACTGTATCTGCAGTGAAGTCTTCTTCTGTATCTGATGGGTCGTTCATAAACATAGAATGAACCATACCAAAGTCAAAAGTTTTAGGGTCTTGAGCAATGTGTACATCTACATTATCTGCATTTTCTATAATCTCATCACTTTCTGATGAACCTGAAGATTTAATTTTTTCACCATTTGTAAAGATACCTGTTACACTTGTTAAATATAATTCTGGTAGAAAACTTGCTTCAAGAGTTACTTTATCATCTGCCTCAACAGCAGTACCTTCTTCTAAAAGAATATTATCACCTGCATCAACATTAGGTGTTGCGGTTCTATCTAAAACTAAATCATCACCACCTCCAGAACTTTCTACAAAACCAGTTGCACCAGAAGATACACCTGTTAGTTTATCACCAACAGTAATTCCTGTGTTTGGTGTGTCAGATAATACTAACTCTGTAAACATCTTAATGTCAAAAAGATATGTATTAAAAATTGCATCACTATCTTCAGCATCAGTTAATAAGTTTGTTGAACCTGTTCCAGAGTTTAATTCAAACCCTCTTACTCTTGCAACACCAATACGATTACCAGAAAGATTTGGTTGAAGTGAACCAGATTCTGTTCCTCGTTTTGCAGAACCACTATCTTTGGCTAATGTAAAATTATCGTGTAAAGAAACTTCTCTATAAGGTATTGCAATCTCACCAGAAATCTCTGGACTAATATCTGGAGAACCATAAACATTTGTAACTTTAACAAAGTTACCAACTTCAACTGGAGTTACAGCAGCATTTAGTGTATCCGTTGTTCTTGCTTTATCTATATCAACAAAAGTTGGATTTGCCTTTTCAATTTCATAACCTCTTACATATGCTTTACCTGGAGATATTTGTAAAGTCATTATAGAATCTGAAGGCGTGTTACCTGAATCAGTTGTTTGTGCTGAAGTATATACACCTTGATTTAATCCATCATCTAAAGATTCTTTTGGGTCTACTTGAAATCTTCTTACAGTATAATGCCCAGATTCATCATATGTTCTTCTTGCAAGGTTATCACCAAGAACTGAATATTCAGTAGGTCTTGATTTCATTTGAACCCTACCATTAGATAATCTCATTAATTCTACAAAGTTTGTATCAGCAGTTGAATTTAAAGAAAGTTTATCAAGAGTTAAGGTATAATTTAATCTATGTGCACCTTTTGCATTTACATTTGAAGAACCAGTTGCATTATCTAAAAGTGAAGTATCACCTTCAGGAGTCGTTAAATTTTCTGTAATTGTAAAACCAATTCTATATGAAGGTGTATTTGTGTATTTGTCTAAAACTATTCTTTGTGTAGTACTTCTTACAAAATGACCACGAATAAAATAAACACCAGCATTTACATAAGAAGCTGACCCAGTTGCCGTTGCGTTACTTGCTTGTAAAACAGCAGATTCTTGATTAATAGAAGCTGTACCGATTGCAGCATCAGATTTAATATTCTCGCCGTCTGTAAAAGTTTGAGTTTCTTGGTCTGTATCACTAGGTTTAATATATTTTACAAATAAAGTTAATGGGTCCGTACTATCAGCTGCAGTTTGACCAATTACTTGTGCTTTTACACCAGAAGTTGTACCAGTAATAATTGTGTCAACATAAGAACTTGCATTAGAAGTAATTGAAACACCATTAAATGTAGATTGTAATTTTACTGCATAGTATTCATCTATAAAACCAATTTCACCAGGAATAACAATTGCACCTTCTTTAAAGATGTGTCTTCCCATTCTTTCAATTTGATTTTGAAGAATAGATTGTTGGGTTGTTAATTCTCTTGCCTGAACAGCAAAACTTGGTCTATATAATACTCTATGAAAATTATCTGATTCATCAAAATCGTCATGATATGGTGAAACATTTAAATCTGTTTTTTGTCCCATTTAGAACTCCACTATAATTTTTATATCTTCGGTCTGGTCAGAAGCTCTTGAAATAGGTCTTCTATTTTCTATGTATATGATGTCTCCACTATCTGGTTCCATTTCTGGATTTGAATAACCACTTGAAAATACAGCACTATCAACAGTTGATGAACTTGAAGAAGGAACACCCGTTGCATTTGAAGTTCCACCAGTAATTGTAGTTGTTGAAGAAAATGCTGTTGCATTTGAACTTGAATCTACTCCATAATCTGAAAATCTTTCTTGATGGTAATATAAAATTTTATTGTTTGAATCCCATTCTACTACTCTACCTACAGCACCCGATGTTGCTTGAGTAATTTTTTCATCAACTTCAAACTCACCAGAATTTGAAGCAAGTAATACGGCAGAACTCATTCTTGCAGTTGAAGAACTAAATAAAGTAGCACTACCAAACTGTGATGGATTCTTAACAATACCTACTTGTCTAAAATCATTTTCAACTGTTAAGTCACTGCCTTCATCTTGTTCTAATTTAGTATTCATCATTACATAATGAGCACCTAATTCATCTAAGGCATTAAATCCATGACCAACTTTTGGTGATATGATAGGAGTGATTGCACCAGCAGTTGCAGAGTTCCAACTTGTTAATGTTGAACCTGAAATCAAAGATGATGCACCTGTATTAGTATAGATGTTTGTACCTGCAAGAGAAACAGTTGCAAAAGTATAACCTGTTCCGTCAACTTGTACAGCAGAAACACCGGTCTCACCAAATCTTGTAATTACATTTGAACTTACAACAAGTTTTATTATTGCAGCTGAACCATCACCTTGAACTTTTGCATAATATGTTCCATCTGGATAACCACTACCTTGACTTGTTACAACAAAGGCATCTATTGGTGCACCATTATACGGAGCAGAACCCCCATGTGCAGTTGTAGCTGCAGCCGATACTGTTGAATCAGTTGTTGATGGGTGAAAGTCTGTTGTTAAAAATTTATTAATTTCAGTTGTCGTTAAAGTAAACATATACTGAAGATAATACCCACCGACAAATTGTTTTACTGGTGAAGTAAAAGTAGGTTCACTTGATAATGCAAAAGTGTTACCACTTGAATTTAAATTATATAAAACTTTGTAAACTCTAAACGCAGCGGTTATAAAATAAAAAGTTGAATCAAATAAATTAGTTGCACCAGAATTATTAGCTGGGTTTGAAGAACTAATATTATGTTCAAACATATCATAAGTTGTTCCTGAAACAAAAGTTCTACGATTTACAACCTTTGAAACATCTGAAGAAGCAATTTGATTAGCACCTATCATTGAATCCCATCTATAATTTTCTGAAGTAACATCATCTATGGGTGTTGGTGGAGATGTATCTGAACCACCAGAAGTACCAGATGTAAATGGTGATGATTTACCAATGAACATATAATATCTTTCATCTGTTTCTGAAAAAGATTCAAAGAACTGAGTTGCATTGTTCAACCTAAATTTTTCTGTGATAATTGCTGCCATGTTATTCTTTCCTTATAGTTCTATTTATGATGGTTCTGTGAGCCAAGTTACATTATTAATCTTATCAATAGTATCTAATCCATCTGTCATATCTCTTAATTCTTGACGATAAGTTTTCCAAGCACTACTCATGGTAACATCAGAATTACCCATGTAATCACTCTCTTTCATGTGCTTCCATTNCTTTTGCAATATCATGTATGGTTCTACTGTCCATTAGCTTTTAGGATTATCATCTTTAATTTTTTTAATTCTTGTTTTCCAAGCATCTATGTCTGCATAGATTTCATCAAGTTGGTCTCCCAAATTACCATATAAATCTTTTCTTTTTGCTCTTACTGTTTCATTGCTTTCTTCAGTATTACCAGCAGTTTCATAGGAAGCTAATTGCGAATCTGAGGGTTTAGCTACTGAATCAATATTCCATTCAGAAATAAAATCTCCACTTCCATCATTCTGTAATTTCACATCTGACAAAAAATCTACTGAATTAACAGAATTTGCTTTTAAATATAATGTAATTTTTGTTGATAAATTAGCCAATTTTATACCCTCCAAATGTAGTCTTGCTTGTTTCTCCTGTAGAATTTCCTTCTACAGTTTTACCAGCGAATATGAAAATTCTTACAGTTACAGTGCTATTTTGTGTCATGTCAAATATAGCTCCTAGAGTTCCTATTGCACCATCTCTACTACTTGTGTCCATTGGACCGTTTCTAATAACCGAGCCACTAAAAGTTGACCCACCAGCAACAGCATGATTAAAATTTAACTGAGCAGTAGTTGAGCCCATTCCTGCAATAAAAGCATTAGCATAAAAAAAGTATTTACCATCTGCTGGACATGTAAATGTATTCGAAGCAAAGTTATTTCCAACATCGAAGACTTCACCACCAAACGCAAGTAAAGTATCTGTTGTACCAGAAATACTTTGATTTCCACTTGCAAATGCTTTAAATCCTACAAAATCTGCTCCTGGAACATCTTGAAAACTCGGTACTGCACCTGTTCCAGCACTTGTTAACACTTGTCCAGCAGAACCTAAAGTATTAATATTAAACAATCCTACTTTATCTATAAAAGTTTCATTATACAATACCATTTCACCTTCGTCAACGCCAGAAGCAGTTGAATCTAAAAGTAAAACATCACCATCAACTGTGTCAGTAGTACCACTCTCTAATATTACTGCACCTAACTTTAATTGTTTTCTTGATGCTACATTAATACCTTCAATATCTAATATTTCTTTTTCAACATTAATGGCATCGCCAGCATCTTGACCATTTGCATTTGTTCTATCTAGAAGTATTCTATCACCAACATCAGTACCAGCTGCAGAAGAGTCTAATATGATATTACCGAACGGTTGTGATTTATCTGTACTAACAGCTTCATCTGCTAGAGCATCAGTACCAATTAATTGTAAAGCCATAAATTATCCTAACTTACTGTTGCACCACGAACATCAAATACTAACCATTTTGATAAAGTAGCACTATAAATTAAAGTAGCACTTTCACCAACTGCATCAAAAACAATAGAAGTTGAAACTTGACTTGCAACTAAATTACCATTTGATTGTGTTAGTGTGGCAGCATTTCCTGCAACTTCCATTATAATTTTTTTAATTTGTCCGTCAACACCTGTAGCTAAAGTTAATGAAGAAGTACCACTTGAAGTATCTAAAAAAGAAATCATTGTTACTAATGAAATTGCATCAGTACTTGAACCATCACCTGAAACTGTATCTACTGCACCAACAAAAGTTGTATCTGCTACAAGAGTACCAGTATATTTTGGAAGAGTAACAGTTGGGGAAACACCAGAAGCGTGTGGTTGTGGTTGTAAAGCGGCATAGTGAGCATTACTAGATTCACAATACAATCTAATCTGAGCAACACCAGCAGTGCCGTCTGTTTTCATATCTAACTGACCAGCAGTAAATGTAAATGCATCATAAGATGCACCACCTATTTTTAAATGAACTGTATCATCTGTATCTGCTGTGATTGAAGTATCAGCATCAGCATCTAAGATTAATTCTTTACCATTCATGTCTAAAGTGCCATTGACTTCTAGTGTTGAACCTGAAAGAATATCAAACTTATTTGCAGTAAAGGCAAAGTCATCAGCACCAGATATTCTAATATCTATTTGGTCATCTGTACTTGCTGTTATTGAAGTGTCAGCATCAGCATCAAGAATTAATTCTTGACCGTTCATGTCTAGACTTGTTGCAATAACTGCTGCAGTTAAAGTGACTACGGAACTACTTGCACTTATACCACTTGTAAGTGCAGAACCTGTTCCTAATAAAGTATAAATTTCTACGAAATTATCATTAATTTTGTCTCCGCCTGCACGGAGGGTGTCACCAGTACCATCGTTTGCAGTTGAACCTAGAGCGAGTGATTGATATGCCATATTGTTAAACTCCTATATCTTCTATTATTTATACACATTTTATACGAGACCTGTATCAAATCTTGCGAATGGTACACCAAGTTCATCATCAAATCTGTAAATGGTTTGTGAGAAGTCAAGTAAATTAGAAGGTCCAACAAGTGTAATTTTAGAACCTGCATTAGCACTTGAGTTATCAGTACCATCAAGTAATACGAAACTTCCGGTTTCAAGTAATACACTACCTTGAGTATCTGCAGTACCTGAGGCCTCATCAAATGTTTGTTCAATATTATCAAATGATACAAAGTCATTATCAAATTGATTAAATCTTGCAGTAGTAGTAATTCTTATTTCACCTCTTGGTGGAACTTCAATCTTAGTTGTAAATGGAAAATTATCTACAACAGAAGCTTCTACTAAAACTTTTTCATTCTGGTCTGAAGATACTGCATCAATACCATCAAGTAATATCATATTACCAGGGTTATCTTCGTTTACAATTCTTCCGTTTTGAGATACACCTGCAAGTACTGAATAATCAGAACTAAAGTCTTCTAAAACAATATAATCGTTTTCATCAACACCACCTGCAGCCGATGAATTTAAAGCAATGAAATCCCCAGAATCGTCATTCTCTAAAGTAAGAGTCGTACCAAAATTTAAATCGTCAAATGTAAAAGAACTAAATTGTTCAAGTGTATAATATGAATCAATGTTTTCGTCATCTCCAAGAAACCCTGGTTCCATAAATCCATATAAATTTAAATTCTGTAAGAACGGACCTGTTACATTAGAACCTCTTGTTCCATCTAATCTAACTGTTACAAAACTTGTAAGTGTTACTTCTCTTTTATTCTTTGGTGGTCTAAGTATTTCTACATTATCAATATCACCAGAACCATCTTCTTGAATTAATTTTTCACCAGCATTAAGAGAAAAATTATTTGGGCCAAGGCCTGATGCATCTAAAAGAATATATGAATTTGAATCACCATCAACAGTTTCTAATAACAACCCATCTTGTTCATGTAATGTTTGTTCTTCTAATACAATATTATCACCAGAATTATTTGAACTAGAATCTGTACCATCTAAAACTAAATCATCACCAGAATTACTTGAACTTGAATCAGTACCATCTAAAACAATATTATCTAATTGAGTAGTATCTTGTGGTTGTTCAGTATATCCTATATTTGGCTTTTCATTTAACTCTGTACCATCTGTTGTTGTTCCTAGTCTTCTAGCAATAATCGTTGTAAAGATGTTTTGGAATGTAGAAGCAAGAGTTGGTGAGAATGTTTCTGTATCACCCACAAATCCAGCAATACCTGTACCAGTTGGTGTACCCATTTGAGCACTAACTAAAGAACTTAAAGTAACTTGACCAAAAACTTGAAATCCAGCTGGGTGTGTAGCTTTTTTAATACTATTTCTCCAACTATTAATTCCTTCCCCGATTTTAACAACATAAGAAAAATCTTGATAATAGTAAGAGTCTTGAATTCTCATTTCATCAACAGATATAAAACCTTTAGTATCGTCATTGACACCAGAAAGTTGTCCAACAACACCAGTAGAAATTGTTGCCGTTGCTCTTTCATTCTGCACAACAGTTCCTGTTGCACCAGAAGTTGTACCAACTAAAACATCACCCTCATCAAAAGTATTTGTAGCACTAACAACTAATATTTTTTTAGTTGAGTCAAAAGAAACAACTGTTCCATCAAATTCAGTAAATCCTTCAGATGTTGTAAAGGATAAAGAAACATCTTTTAATAAAATATTATTGTTAAATGTAAGTGTGTCATCTGTGTCATATGTTGCACCAAAACTTCTTACTTCTAATTCAGCCACACCACCAGCTAAAGTTGATTTTGGTGTTAAGATAGCTCCACTTCCACTACTTGTAATTGTTGGTAATGATGTATAACCATTTCCTTTGTTTGTTATTTTAATTCTTTGAATTGAACCTTGAACACTAGAAGTAAATGTTCCAGTTTCTAATTCTATAAACTCATCAGATTCATTTACAATATATTCTGTATCATAGTTTTGTTCTAGACTTAAAGATAATTCATCAAAGTCTGTATCTCTTAAAAGTTGAAAACCACTCTCTAATATTATATCACCAGATAAATCTGTTGATTGTGATTGTTGTCTTGCATAGTCAACAGCACTTAATTCTTGTAGTAAGATACCACTATCATCTTCAAATAAAATATTATCACCAGAATCTGCATCTGTATCTAAAACAATATATGCATTATTGACAGTCGCATCTTGTAACTCAAAATTATCTACATGATTAACTTGAACGGTTTCTCTATCTTCTGTAATGACATCTGCTGGGTCTGTAAATGATTCAGCTGCAAGAGCACCACCTACGATATGAATCTCAGCAGCAAGTCCAGAACCATTTGTATTACTATTGTCTATTGATAAACTTTGGCCAGA